GATCGTGGCCGACCCCTCGCTGAACACCGCGAAGTAAATCAGGTCCGCCGGCTGGCCCCCGCGTTTGGTTACCGCAACGTTCAACGGTTCCCCCCCGGTCAGCCCCATCATCAACACCCCATACCGCCCGATCCCCGCCAGGCGGTCCACCCGCTGCAAATAATGCCACAGCCGCCGGCGCTGGATCAGGAACTGCAACCCCTTCAAGAACGGGTTGCGCACCGCTTCCTGGCTTGTGTCCTCATCCCGCACCCGGATGATCGGCGGCCGCCGCCAGGTATCGTCAGCCGGCAGATCCACCACCCGCCCGGCGATATCCTGCCGCGTGTACTTCTCCAGGTACGTCTCGAACTGGATCTCTTTCGGGTAGCCCAGCACCTCGTAAAGATCCCGCTTCCCATTGAACTGCTGCCCCATCGCCTGCGCGATGCGCTGCCGTCCCATCAGCACCCCGTTCAACGCCAGTATTTCCTGCGCCTGGCTGTTCGTCAGCCGCGCCCCTTTTTGCCTTCCACCCGCCGTGTTTGCCGCCATACCCACCTCCTGCTGTTATCTGTCCTGTGCCGATAAGGACTTATTATCTGTACTGAATTTCTTGATTTTTCCTAAGCCGTATTTGTGTCATTCGCTGTTATTCGTGCAATTCGTGATTAATCTTTCTGTCTTCCCCAGGCGCCTGCTCGCTTAATCGGGATCTCCATACTCGCCGCGGTGCAATAATTCTCTGCATGCGCAAAGTGGTCCGGCCCGCTTTCGATGTACTGCGCCACCGGCTGCCCGTTCGCGCTCCGCTCTACCGCCCGCACCGGCGCCTTCAGCTGAGCGTAATAATCCCGGATCGCGCTCGCGTTCGCTGGCAGCGTGTTCACCTGTTCGTAGAACCGCGCAAACGTCGCATCCAGCATCCGTGTACGGTCCAGGTTCACCACCCCATTGTCGAGATCCCACACCGCCGGCTCGGTTTTCTTCAGTCCGGTCTTCTGCGTTACGTAATACGCCAGCCACACCCGCCCGGGCTGGAACGCCGCCTGGAACTCCCTGGCCTTGCGCGTTTCGGGCAGCGCGTCCACCACCACCCGCCCAACGTTGAACCGCCGCACCAGGTTACCAAGCTCTTCGAAGCTGTCCACCTCGGCCGCGAACCGCAGCGGCCGCGCCCCGCTTTCCTTCTCCACCGGCCCGCGGATCACCACGTTCAGCAGCTTGTTCACGTCCACACCCATCACCGTGCGCTCGCGGGAGATCGGCCTGGCCGCGTAATCCCGCCGGCAGGCATCCAGAATTTCATCCGTCAGCTGCCCCCCGCGCGGTGTGTAAGGCTCGCCCAAATCCTGGTTGAATGCCTCGCGCCGCTTTGTTTCGTCGGTCGTCTCCAGCGCGCGCACCAGGTCCGCCAGCTTTGCAGTCGGGCTGAACAGCTTCGTCAGGTGAAAGCCGATGACCTCCCGCCCTGGGTACGCCGGCACCCATTCACCGCCTGCCAGGCGGTTGAGCGCTTTTCCGCACTTTTTGCATGCCACCCAGTCGTGCCACTTCGTCGGCCGCCCCAAGTCATCCCATGCTTCCACCACCTGGCCAATCGTCAGTGGCTGCCATACTTTGCATCCGCTGCAGCGCACGTGCCATTCCCGCTGGTCGCTCTCCAACCACTTCGCGTGGATCCCCATCCCCGGGTACGTCGGCGTGCTAATCCAGCGCTGCTCCGCCACGCTCGAATGCCCCAGGCGTTTCTCCGCGATCGCCGGCGCGCGTGGGTCCATCTCATCCACCTCGTCCAGCACAATCACGTCCGCGTCGATCGATTTCAACTGCGGCGCCTGCCCGTTGGGCTTCACCTGTCCCCCGCGCAGGTAGATAAACCGGTCCCGCACGCGTTTCAGCGTCACCCGGTCCGCCCCACGCTTTCCGCCCGGCCCGCCGCCTTCCACCACGATCGATTCCAGGTAGTCACTCGCCTCGATCGCCGGCCCAATTCGCGCGCTGGAAAAGTCGCTCACGTGCGTGTCTGTCGGGAAGATATACAGCACCGTGCACCCGCGCTCGTCCGCCGCCTCCAGCACGTACGAAACCGCGTACTCGCTCGCCCCCATCTGGCTGGCTTTATACAGCACCATCTGCTGCGCCGTGCAGCCGTAAATCCCCACCAGGTACGGGTGATGCTGCAAATCGAATAGCCCGCCCGGCCGTAACTGCGGCCGGTGCAAAATCGTCCAGCCCAGCAGCCCGCCGGCCGCCATCGTCCGTCGCAGCCGCTCCATCATCGCCGCCGCGAGCTGCACCTGATCTCCCTTCTCCCCCCGGGAGAAGGGTTGGGGATGAGGGGGGGTGAGGATTCTATTCGCTGCCATCATCCTCACCCTTCGGTACTACTCCTAACGCCGCCTGCATGTTCCGGATTGCCTGCTCCAGCTGCTCCTCGTCCATCTGCCCAAACTTCTCCGCCGCGCTTCCCGCCGGCGTCTGCGCCCCCGCCGCAGCCGAAGGTGCTGGCTGCTGCTTCTCAGCCCGCTTTAGGTCTCCCGTCATCTGGAAATACGTCCTGCGGTCTGGCGCGCCCTTGTTTCCCACGATCTTGACGCTTTCCACCAGCGCCTCGATTGCGTCCCGCCGGTGCTGCATCAGCGGCGCAATCTGCAACGCCGCCACCCGTTGGTCCATCTCCGGGAACTTCGCCTTCCAATTCCGTACCGTCCGGTCCGAGCGCATCCCCAGTACTTCCGTCGCCAACTCTTGCTGCGTCGCTGGCCACCGGCCGGCCATCGGGCTGGATGCCCAGGCAATGTATGCCGCTTTGCGCCAGTCCCATCCCTCCAGCCGCAGCTCCAGGTACTCATCCCACCATGGGCATTCCGCGGCCATTTGCTCCAAAAACTTCCGCCGGGCCGCGCGGCTTTCCGCCTGGCCCGGCGTGCTTTCGTTCGCCGGGTATGCAGTATGTTCTTCGTCGTGTTGTGCGTCGTCAGTCATACATCACCCAAAAATCGGAAAAATCGGAATTTCACCTTTTAAAGATTCCCGGCCGCAGGCCGATGGGGCAGGGGGTGAAATCCGTTCAGCTACGCGAAAGGCTAACCCTTCAACTTCAGCAGCCAGTTGACCAGCCCGTGCAGCGGCGCCAGGCATGCCCCGATCTCCGCCAGATCCTCGTGAACCTGCTGGCGCAGCAGTGCAATTTCGCGCGCCGTGGCGCCGGTTGGATCACCATCTCCGTCGCCTTCATCGCCTCCACCGCCGCCGGCGGGTGGCTCGGGAATCTCAGGGGGTTCATTTGCTGGGGTGAAGTTCAGCTCGTCATACAGCTGCTCCTTCGATCCCCAATACAGCACTGGCTGGATCGGCGATGGCTTTCCCTTCGCATCCACGAACCCTTCGATGGTGAATTTATCCCCCGAGTAAATCCACAGGAACGGCCGCTCGCCATACAGGTAATCCGGCTTCTGGTCGTCCGGTGGCGGCAGAATCTCGCCCACCTTCTTCACCGTCATCATCGCTGGGTTGGCTTGGAACGCTTTCTTCAAGCAGCTCATCGGCTGCCCGGTGAACATCGTCGCAAGCTGCCCGCCGGGCTTGTTCCCATAATCGTTCAGCACCTTCTGCGTGCAGAAGTAATAATACGGCACCCGGTGCCGCTTCCACGAAAGATCGAGCAGATACTCGCTCAAGCCGCGCATCCACACTTCCGTGAAGAACACCTTGCTGGTCAAATCCTGGTTGTAGGTCATATCCCACAAATACGCCTGCACCTGGCGCTTTGCTCCCGCCGGCGTCCCGCCCATAAAGAACGCCCGGTCCATCGTCTTGATGTGCACATCCGCGTTCGCCTTCGGCCAGTGCTCGGCTCCGTATCCCATCTGCTGGTACGGCCCCGGGTCCATCTTCATCCGGCCCACCACGGGAATGCCCAACCGCGCCGCCAGGTTCAACCGCTGCGCGAATTCCGGGTAATAATCCGTGCCCCATCCCATATCGATTACCAGAAAATCCGCCCCTTCCAGCGCCGCCAACGTCGCCGCAAATCCGGCCGGGTCCTGGTCTTCTGGCTTGCTCCCATTCACGATATCGTGCGTCAGCACGATTCCCTTTGCGAACATGTCATACACGCCCATCGTTCACCTCCTAGATATTCCAACCATGGCCGCGCGCTTCCCGTTCCAGCAGGCCAACGCGCTCTTCGATTGTTTTCGCCGGTGGGTTTTCCGGCACGCTCGGCGACCCGCCGCGCCCCACAAACCGCAGCAACCCGTCCAGGTCGCCGTTGAAACCATTTACGTCAATCGCTCCGCTGCAACCCGGCAGCACGAACTTGTCCCCCGTAAACTGCCAAAACCGCCAGCTGTTGGCCGCGAACCCTGCCGGCATCGTCGGCCCGCTGATCGCCGGCTTATGCACCGTCTTAAACTGCGCCCAGCTCGTGCTCAGCCGTGTCGAGTTATACGGGTAGTGCGCCATCCACAGTGCAACGCGTCCCATCCAGTTCAACATCGGCCGCGCGTAAGCCTGCACGAAGCTGGTGCGCGTGTACAGCACCCCCGGCTGCCGGATCCTGTCCGCCCAATACGCCAGCGTATTCCGCCCGTTCTCGCTGATCACCTCTGGCGCCAGGTACTTCGTGATCGCCTTCCGGCTCCATTCGCCCCAGTCCGCCCAGAACTGCTCCACGTCGGCCGCCACCAGGTCGTATTCCAGGCCCTGCACCGTCCGCAGAAAAAAATCCGCCTGCGCCGCGTACTTCACCAGCGGATCGCACCAGTGATACAACCCCACGATCATCCCCGCATTCTTCGCCCCCTCCACGTGTGTCTTCAACAGCGGATCCACGCTGTAGTTGCCCTGTGTTGCCTTGATGATCGCGAACTCCACCCCGTTTTCCTTCAGCAGCTTCCAATCCATCGTTGGATTCCACTGGCTCACGTCAATCCCAAGAATCATCTTCCGCTCCTTCCATATTGAACAGATAATCGGCGTTATTAGCATAGCGACCCTGCGGGTGCGCAGCATACCCTGTGGGTTATCGGATCAGTTTTCTTTCTTCCTTGTCTTATTCGTGTTATTCGGCCAATTCGTGAGCACATGGTCACCGGTGTTCTGGCCGGGGATTCGTGATGCTTTTCTTTGCTCTTATTCGCCTTCGATGATCAAATACATCCCCAACCGGTTCCCGCCGATTGTCGCCACGCACTCCAGCCGGTACCGGTGCCCCGCCGACACTCCGCTCACCGTCGGCGCCGTCACCACATTCCCGTTCGTGCTGGTTTCACCGCTCAGCAAATCGGCCGCATCCGCGCCCGTCGTCAGGTTGGAAAGCGTCACCGCCGGGCTGCTGGGACCACCGCCCCATTTCGTGAAATCGAACTCGTACCGCACTTGCTCATCCTCGCCCTGGTACACCGGGCTTTCGTTCACTTCCCGCGCGCTTTGTGTCATCGTTCGTCCACCTCCAGGTTTGTATCCCGCTCGCTGCCGGGGCTCATCCGTACGCTTCGCCCAAGAACCCGGGCTGCCAGCGATCGTGCCCGCGCTGTCAACCGCTTCGCTCCCGCCAATGGTGCGCTCACCACGCCGGCCGCGCTCCCTGCCACATCCATCGCCCCGGCCAGCTCGCGCCCAATCCACCGGCGCACGCTTCCGCCGATCGCTACGGCGCCTACGAGCGCTCGCGCCATTCCGCGGCGAGCCGCGCCCTCTGCTCCAACCGCTCCGGCTAATCTCTTCCCCCCGCGCTTGATCGATATTCCCGCCGCTCCGGCCGCTCCAACGAGCGCTCGCCCTGTCGTCTTCCTCAGCCCACCGGCGTTCGTCACGCCACCCGCCAGCGTCTTGTGCCCTTGCCCGCGTAGTCCGCCGCTCAAGCCCAACGCGCCGGCTAGCGCCTTCAGCAGCGTTTTAATTCCATTCACCGTCCCCGCCGCCCCGGCTGTTCCCGTCACACTGCGCGCCATCCGTTTTGGCGTTGCTCCGCTGGCAGCAACCATCCCGCCCAGGGCTTTATTGGCCCGGCCGCGCTGTGTTCCTCCAAAGCCCACCGATCCCACCAGGCTTTTGAAAAACGCCTTCAGCGCGCCAACCGATCCGGAAAAGGCAACTGCACCCGCCGCCTGGCGCATCGTTTTCCGCGTGGCTTCTCCTGCCGCCGATGCTATCCCGCTCAACCCGAGCCGCGTCGATCTCACCACCGCACCCGCGCTGCTCAGCGCCCCGGCGAGTTGCACCAGCAAAAACTTTAGCCCCACCAGTGCACCCCCCATCCCAAGCGCGCCGTTCATTGTTCGGTTCGTCCGTCTGCTGGTGGCGCCCGCCGGCGAGCTGCCGCCCCCCAGCGCCTTCCTGCCTTGCCCTTTCTGCGTCCCCGAAAAACCGGCCGCTCCCCCTAAACGTTTCCGCCCCTCCACCCGAGCAGATCCTAAGAATGTCGCTGCGCCGCTCAGCCGTCTCCAAGCCGCTTTTCCCGCGCTGCCCGCGAACCCTGCCGCCCCGGCTAGCCCGCGTGCTGTACTTCGAGCCACAATCCCCGTAGATCCAACTCCTCCAGCCACGCTCCGCTCAACTTCACGCGCCAATCCCCCGCCTGGGTTCAACCCTCCCCCCGTCGCCCTGGCCGCGTTCCGGGCCACAGTCCCTGCCGGCAGCATGGCGCCTTGGAAAACCTTCCCACCCATCCGTTGGATCCCGCCCGCGGCGCCCATCTCGCCGGCAGCCAGCTTGGCCGCTTGCATCCGCATCACCCCGCCCATGCCGAAAGCGCCGGTTAAAGCCTGTTGGAACTGCTGTGTCGTCTGCGCCCACGGAATCGTGATGATCGGCGCGCCCCAACTGACCGGCGGCCCATCCTCGTCCGTCAGGGTCCCGTTCTCTGTCAGGTGCCGCCCGTTCCCGCTGTAATCTCGTGTCCGCTCCCCCGATCCGCTGAGCATCGGGTACCAGGCGTACAAATTCGCCAGCCTGCCTGGCAGGTAGCGGTTCATTTCCACGATTAGCTCACTCTGGCTGAGCGCCGCCGACCAGATTTTCCAGTTTGCCAACCGGCCATTCAATCGCGCCGAAGCGTACGAAGAAAACGTGTAGATCGCCGGCGTGAAGGA